TAGTGTATGCCACGATAGAAGCCGTAACCACGATTATTTCACCTTTATATTTGCCGATAAAGGTGATTAGCGAACTCATTACTTTGAGGATAAGCGTAGTTGACGAAATAACATGCTTCATTACAGGAGCAAGTTTCTCGCCGAGTTCAACGGCAAGTTCAGTCAATCTCTTGCGAGCCTTGTCAAGCCCTGCTTGCACCGTATTGTTCTGCACATTGAACTCTTTCGTTACTGAAGTGGCCTCTTGGAAAGCCTTGTTAGCGTTCTCTTGTTGCCAACGCACAGTATCGACATTGCCGGCGAGAGCAGAGATAACAGCCGATGCTCTTGCTCCCTCTTCACCCATATCCTTAAATACAGGAGCGAGGACATCCATACCACCGAGTTCATGCAGTCGGTCAAGCAACATCAAAAGTCCCTCGTTAGTGGAACTTTCCAAAGTAGCCTTGAACTTTTCAAGGTCAAGACCTGTTGCTTGTGCGATTTTGTCCGTTTCCTTAAACAAGTCCATAATAAGCTTTGACAATGCCGTAGCCGACATTTCCACTGCTTGACCTTGCGAGTCAAGCACAGCTGCAAATGCCATAAGTTGTGGGATTGTCATACCAGCTTGCGCTCCCACACCGGCAAGTCGTTGCGAGAACTGGGCGAGGTACGGAGCAGACGCCGTGCAGTTCTGCGACAGCTCATTGATAACCGAGCCGACAGCGAGCAAAGAGCGTTCCGTACCGAGTCTTGCTTCATCGCCAAAAATGTTTGTAAGTTTAGAGAGTGTAAGCGTCGCACCATCGCCGAGGTCATCGAGAGCCACATTTATTTGGTCGGCCGCTTTCACGAACCCAAGCACATCTTCTTGCGAGGTTTTACCGAGGCGACCGGCTTCTTGCGCGAGCCGATTAAGATCCTCACGAGAAGTACGAGTATCAATTTTTTGAAACTCTTGGTTTAGGAGTGCCACCTGTTCGGCAGTCATACCTGTAAACTTACGGACATTCGCCATTTCAGAGTCCATTTCGGCATAGGCATTCACGGCAGAGCGACCGGCCATAACCACACCGGTAACAGCTGCGGCACCGGCTGCAAGCGTAGTTTGCCAATCGTTCATTTTTCGGTTGAACCTTTCCCAAAAGGTTTCACCGTTACGCAGTTCCCGGTTAACCTTGTCAATCTCAGCCCTTACTTGCTTGATGTATTCCGTTTGGCGTTTCCAAGCCTCAGAGCCTCTTTCAAGGTTGTTAAGTTGCTTTTCAAGGATTTTCAGTGTTCTTTGCAGTTCCTTAGGAGTCGCCTTGTCAAGTTGCTTCAGCACTCGTTCCACTTGCATAGTTGCCGACTCCATTTCACGGATTTGTCGTTGTGTAGTCTTCAGTTCCTTACGCAATTTTGTCAATTCCGTTTTGTTACCAGCCTTAGCTGCCTTAGCGATAGCGTTTTCAAGATTGAAAGCACGGTTTCGCAATTCTTCGAGCAACTTTTTAGGTTGCTCGCCGTTCATCGTCAGATTAACTGACGCATTAGTTGTGTAATCACTCATAGTATTTTGATTAAAAGTTTAGTCAAAATTAGGCTGAAAATATGGCTACATAAAAGACAGATTTACAGAGAGATTACACGCATTTTCAAGCACCGATTTTTACAAAAGTTCACGCATTGTAAAGGCTTGAAAAAGTTAATTGGCTCGTATCGAGCTAATTAAAGGGATTGTTAAGGGCTTGCCTTTAACTGCTGTCTGCAAAGACCCCCCGACCGCCCTCAATCGCCCGACCGAAAACCTATTTAATTTCGTATCGGAATATGTGCGGTAAAATCGCTTTTGTGCGAGCCGAAACCACGAGGCACGATGTGGTTTCAGCGAGAACAATAGCACTCCTTACTCCCTTTAGGGGCTTAACAAGGGCAATGCGTATTGTCTTGGCGTGCGTAGGCAATAGGCGAAGCCGTACTGCAAGAGTAAGAGTTTTGTGTCAATACCGTCGAAGCGTGGTGAGGAGATAAACGCAAAGGAGTAATGAAGCCGAAGAGAAGCGAAGGTTGATTTACGGAATGTAGTGCAATCGTGCGAACCTATGCCGTCGAGCAGAGGAGCAATGAAGCCGGAGCTTGTGTAGGTTTCACTGCGTAACGGAATAGAGGCATAAGCCTTGGCGGTTGCAGACGACAAACCCCAAGGGAACGCCACTCCTAAAGTATGTGGCACAGCCCAGCCGTTCGTTAGTGCCAAGCCATAGCAGAAGCCCAACCAAAACAAAAAGTGGACTACTCTCACGAGCAATCCACCTTACACACATTCAGAGATATTGAGGGATTTTATTTACGAAATTTCCAAAGTATTACGAAGATTATTATCGCAATGACAATGGCGATTATAATTACTATTGTCGCATCGGGAGGCTTATACACCGAAACCGTATCACGATGTTCGGAACTTGCCGACGAGTGGACTAAATTAGATGCTAAACTATCCTGTTGCAGTGTGTCGGCGCAGGCACGACTTACTGCGTTCTTTTCCCCCTTGACAGTGGCACTATTGGCTTTGATGCGATAACGATAGGCAATCACAGCAGAGCGATTAGCGACACTATCGGGACAAGGGGCTATCAGCACAGGTTCGGCTGTAATATCAAAAGAGTCCAACTCTATTGCCATAGAGGAGAAAGCCGAGTCCAACTTGCTTGTACTCACGCGCATATCCGTCGTGGTGATTGTGTTGGCATTAGCAGAACCCGAACTTGCAATGTTCTTTTTTGAGTGGCACGAAGTGAGAACCACGAGCAAGAAGATGATTGTAAGATTTCTCATAACGGAAAAGATTATAAATCGTTATACTCCTTATGTGCATCGAAACAAGGACACGCTTTGTTGGCAAATTCACGATGCCCATGTACCGAGGCATTAGGGAACTGTTGCCGAAGTTCGGTAATGAGCTTCACGAGCGACGCCTTTTGTGTGTCAGTGCGAGTGTCCTTAGGGGTTTTGCCGTCGGTCGCAACGCCACCGATATAGCATACCCCGATAGAGTTTTTGTTTTGCCATATGCAATGGGCCCCACTTTTATGAAGTGGTCGTCCCACATGCACCGAACCATCGAGATAAACCACGAAGTGATAACCGATATCGGAAAATCCTCGTTGCAAGTGCCAACGACGAATATCAGCCACGCTGAACGCTTTGCCCTCAGGCGTAGCCGAGCAATGAACGATAATTTTATTGATGTTTCTCATAGCGATTAGGATTTAGATTTGTAATGATAATCGATACCGAAAAGCGCACCCACGAAAGTCAAGATTTCGCCAAATGCGATAAGCACCGAGGAGTCGATGACACCGAGCGGTGGCACGATAAACCCGGCAATGAGAAGCGAGCAACCGAGAGCCACCATTGCCACAGCACAAATGAGTTGAATTGTGAGTTTTTTGTGAGAGCGTTTCATAATATCAGAATTTAGGATTGTTTATGCAGCAGAAAGAACCTTGTGGATAGATTTGCTTGTGTACGAAGAGGCCGACACTTTGAGTTCATACACGCTGAGCGTAACCGTAGCGTTATCGCTTTGAATACGAGGCACGCAGTAGCGAATCATCAAGTAATCGTCGGCAAGAGCAGTGCTGACAGCCGTGGTACGCGTAACACCACCCAGCACGACGATCGTCTTGCCGTCAATGATAGCTTGACGCAACGCGTTGTATTCGGTCTCTTCAAAAGAGCCGGAGAATACACCGTCCGAAGCAGAAAATTCAAGCGTGTATGTAGTATCGGGGACGAAGTCCACCGAAATCTTGTTACCCTCAAGTTGAATACCTGTTCCGGCTTCGAGTTGGTCTTGCTTGAGATTGATTTGGTTTTGCAAATCCGTTGTAAGAATACTGCCTGTAACGAAAATCTGCCCATTGTAATTCATACGCACAAGAATGTGATCAAATCTATCGTGATAGATGAACGATGTAGATGAGATATAGCACAACCCGACAATATCAAACACACGGAAGTTGTTATACATATAGGTGTATAACTGACCGATACGCTGCCCACCACGAATAAGATTATAATGACCGTCGGGCATATTAAACTTCAAATAATTAGTGATGGGCGAAGTGATGCTTGTAGCATCAATCACGATATTGCCTTGATGAAAAGGCACATATCCTAACCGAGAGTTGAACGAACTGAAGTCATCGGTCAGCGAACTGATATTGTCGGCATTGGCTTGAACCACGCTATCCAAAGATTCAAGATAACCATTCAGTTCTTCGAGCTGAGAGTTAATCGTTGCCACAGCCTCTTCAAGTGTAGCCACGCCTTTTTTGGTAGCATTGAGGTCAATCACTTGTTGAGCCCTCATTGCACCTGCTCGTTCGGTGGTAGCTTGTTTGATAAGAATTTGGCTTCTTTGAGCCGAGTGTAGTCCCGAAATCGGATTGAAAAAGGCATAATCAGCCAACACATTATTTCTATCAGCGTCACCTTGAGCGAGGTTTGTCAAGCAATTACCCATTTTCAGCAAGTTGTCATAGATGTTTGTCAACTTGATTTGTTCTTGGTCAGTGGAAGCTGCAGACAACAAGTTTGCGATTGCTTGTAGCAGAGAGCCGAGCGTTTCGGGAGAGATACTTCCTTGTTCCGTTTCATTACGGAACGCAGTAATAAGCGAAGTGAGATTTGTAATGTCTATCATAGTATTTGAGATTAGAATTATATCGCATAAGTATGGTATCAAAGCCGAGTGCGAAAAGACAAAAATTAACCATATTTTCTACGAAATTTTTTGTCGTCAAACGAATCGGCGATAATCCCTTGAAACTCGCGACCAAGGTTATCGGCGAAGAAATCACGAATGTTCATCACCGATGAATAGTATTTCTTAGAGAACCACCGGCGACGCTTTCGTTTCTTTTCACGACCGATGTCCCCGGAGTTTCCTCGTGGCGTTTCTTTGCCAGTGCCGTAGTCTTGCCAAAGACCATATTCGAGGAATGCTTGCGAGAGTCCGACTTCAAAGAATCGGCCGTCAGCACGCACCGGCAAAGCCATTGGCGAACGGAGCAAACTGCGAGTGTCGATGACATCAAGCAGTGTTATTTGCTCCTGCCAAATCTTTATCATCGTGTCGTTAAAAGCAAGCACATATTTCTCACGCTCTTGTTGCGCCTGTTGTTGTGTCATTGCGTCCATTCGTCAGAATTTAAGCGTAAATCAGTAAACACATCAACAGCCACTTGGAAGTAGCAACAAGCACAGCTCGAAAAGAAATATCGGTCAATCTCGTTGAACGATATGCGAGGGTCAAGGTAAATGCAGTTTTGTTCGAGTCTTGTTCGTTCAAGGATCAAGCGAGACATAAACTGACGGAACAGCTCACGCATTATCTCCATACATTCTTGGCGAGCCGTCATATCATCAATTTTATGACGCATAGCGAAGAATACAGTCTTGACTCTTCGGGTACGAGGAGTGTTATTCAGTTCGGTAAATCCCTGAGCGATGTCCGACACAGCGACAAATGCCGTCGATGACTGCATATTGTCAAGCATCTCCTCGAATCCGTCAAGACCACTGACACGACAGAATGTGAACTGCTCCTTTTGAGCGAGTCGATTTTCAGCCGTAAGGTTTTCAAAGAAACCTACGGCATTCCAGTTGAAATTCTTTTCCATATCTATTTCGTATTGTATTTGCGATTAAGTTCTTCCGTTTCTCTTGCGATAGCGTCAAGTTCGGTCAACGCACGCCAGCAGTCCATAGCCAAGACTTCCTTTTCCTTTGTGATATCGCCTTTGGTCAAAGCACGGATTTGAGCGTTCATCGCGTCCTTTACTTGCTGAGCAATGCTTTTGGCGTTGCCGAGCAAGTTAGCTTCCGTGCCACCTGTCTGTTGAAAGAAGTGATGAAATGTCTTTGCAAAATACTGCTTGAGCGAAGCGAACCAGTAAAATGTTGCAATTCTCTCTAACGGCAGTCCTTTAGAATTCCAACCGTCATAAAGCACTTTCATCATTTCGTCAATGAGAGAATCATCTTTCGTATGGAGATAGCCTTGATAGAGGTTGTCGCAATAGATATACTTCTCGAATGGGACAGAAAGGAAATCCGACGGCAGAGCGGTATATTGACCAATGCGCGATAGTCTGACCGGGAACGAAGGAATTTCATCAAGCCACTTCAGGGCTTCAATAGCGTCGGTTACTTCAGTAACCGTAAGCAAAAATTCCTCACTCCCGAAGCTCAGCACAAAGTCATTGTCTTGGCGATAGAGGACTTTCAGCCCACTCCAACGCAGTAGGCATAGCGTGCGAATTTCTGCCGACGAGTAATCATCGGCAAGCAGACCGAATAGGTATCGCAACTGCTTATCATCGAGTTCGTGCCACCCACGAGGCACAATGAGATTGATTGTTTTCATAAAAAAAGAATGTTACTATACCACGAAGGTACAGTAACATTCTCTATGCTTAAAAGACAAGAATTAGTCTGCTAATTCACATTGCATAACCGTAATTCCTAAGGCACATTCTATTTTTGCCATAGTTTCAAGTGAAAGGTTTTCACACCCTTTCAGAATTTTAGACACATATTGCTGACTACAATCCATGCGCTCAGCAAGTTGTTTTTGAGTGATGCCGTCCGCTTCCATTTTATCAAGCATACGCATTGCGATATTTTGAGAATAGCGAAGCCATTCCTTGTTCGCTTTTCTCTTCTCAGCCTCCTCACGCCATCTTGAAGGAGTGGCTGATTGATGTTGTCGAAGTCTGTTTAATGTATTATCCATATCCGTATGTTTATAGTTCACTAATATAATCGATAAAACCATCGTCGTCAACAATGCCCTCGTCAAGTAAGAAACGACGCACTTTTTCTATTTTATCAAGTTCGGCTTGAGTGTGTGGTCGTTCTTGCATTGTTGCAGTAAGTTTTATAGCACCACCTGTGATGATATACTTACCATCAGCAAGACGAATTGCATATATTCTTAACCAAGAATCATGGCGATTTGTTCTCTCGCCACGAGCTTTCATTTTCTCCAACATTTCAGCAATAGTACGATTATTGCTTAATGGGCGAAAAATCAAATCAAGGTTGGCTTCAGGCGAAATGTCAAGGATAACACCTTCAAGTATTTCGCTGTCATCAATAGTATCACTGATAGCTTGATTGATGTCAGTGATTTTGAAATATGCACTGAGGTCGTTAATATTTTCTTTGAAAAAATTACGCAACCACATTACATCATTCCATTGATCAAACAAACGAAATAATTCATTATCGTTTGCTCCGTCATACCTCACTGCCCAAAGGCGACCATCACCGGTTATATCGTCAAAAGTCATATCTTTCTTATTTTGGGACAAAGATAAAACAAAAAATCGACATATACAACTTATAGGTTGTATTATTTCAGAACCAATAGCCTTTATTTTCCTTTTTGTTTTCAAACTTAGGTGGCGAAAATAGTTTTGCCGTGTCGGAGTTGTGCCACTCAGGAAACTCTTCAGGATTGTTGCGAATGAAATTGACGATGTCTATCATCTTTCGTTGATTGATTGGTTTGTCGTGAATGAAGTCCACAATTTGTGGTTTCATTCGTGCGACGATCCAAGCATAACTTTCATTCGCAGATGTAGCAACGGCTTGTTGTCGTAGAACAGCCATTAACTCGTGAGAGAAATATTCTTCCGCGAGAGAGTCTTCGATATCGAGGACCTTTGAGCGTAATTCAAGGTATTTCTCCCATCGATGTTCGGTAAAGCCACAAAGTGACACGAGGTCAATGTTGGGGAACAGCGTAGCCGTGAACCATCTGCATTGTGCCGAAGCAGTCCACGACTGCATTAGTGGAAGCTGGTTGAGCAACTGTTCTACGGCCTTATCACGCATGTCTAACAGCGAAGCTATGAGCCGTTCGACACGCTCCTTTGAAGCCGGAGCTACATTCGTATTGCTGACAATCCCGAAACCATTGGGCGTAAGCACAAGGTCGAGTGACGGAACAGCACAACGCACAGCGTCCGACACCACGATTTGCGAAGCAAGCATTTTGACGACATTCATATCGTCAAGAGCTACGATTTCGGCAAGCGTATCTTCGCCACATATCTTCTCTTTCAGCCACTGCTCCGAGGCAGTGAGCCACGGAGTCAGTTTATCAAATAAAGGCGTTTCTCCCTTGGCAGTCGCAAATACATTCGGCATAAAGCGACGAAGCGTTTCATCATTCTTTATCAGTGTCATTGTCGTTAGGTTTTGGAATAGACTTATTTGTTACCAATTTGGCATCATGATTTTCATCAAGGGTAGAGAGCATAATAAACGGACAGTCGGGATAAGCACCTTTCCAACCATTGAAGCGAATGATAATTCGATGCACGGCGAACAGAATATCGTGATATGGCTTTTGCAGAGCCTGAGCGATAGTATAAAGTTCACGCTTATCCGAGCCTGAATTGTTCGTCTGCGACTTGCCCGGCACAGAGCCGACAAGGTTTGAGTGAACACGCATCGTAAAGCAGAACATATTCACAGCCTCTTGAATGTCCGTTGACCAATCGCCACCTTCCTTGTCATCGTCAATCTTGGTGATTACCACATCGTGCTGCACATCTCCGTTAGGATTGACATAGAAGGTGGAGAACCACGCCTTACCAGCGTTTTCTGCACCGGTAAGGAAGTCCAGGATTTGTTGCTTCTCCTTGATGATACGCTCTTGCTGTTTGCGTCGGTCGGTGATGCCCTCTGCCTTGAAGATTGATTCCCAATACTTATTGGAGATTTCAATCTGGTATTTTATAGGAGCAGAGTTTTTGAGCTTTGCTTCCTTAGCCATACCGATAAGCTGCTTGATATTATACCATTTCCCTTTGAATAGCGAAGCGTAATAAGGAATGGGATAATAAGTGCTGTCGGGCGTAGGCACACGGCTGACGATAGCAAATTTGCGTGCTTTCGTCTTCTTTGCCAACCGAGCTTTGAGGTCGGCAAATGGAGAGGCCGAGTCAAGCAGTTCGATTACTTCGATCTGCTCACGGCTTGCGATATTGTTACGCCAATTTGCATACAGCACTTTGTCGATTTTGCCCTCATTGTTTGCAGGAGCAAAACGGCAGTAGCAAGCCTCTTTGCGAAGCAAGCGAACAATCTTTGTGCCGTCGGGATTGAGAATGATGACTGAGACAGCAAAGCCGAAGTGCTTGAAGTCTTGCGACACACCGAGGTAGTAGCTCGCTATGTCGTTATCGAGGAAGAAATCCTCAATCTGCTCTTTGTGTTGTGGCGAGCAGTTTTCCGATTGGTACACCAATCCACTGCCATAACACACTTCGGCATTAAAGATTTGGCAAGTGGAAAGCGTTTCGTCACTCTCAATCAGATTGAGAATGTCGAACGGCATTTGATTGTCGCCACCCCACGGCATATATGAAGTGC